AGCTTCGTTGATAACTGCATCGTTGATATTAATGTCTGACTGATATGTTGAAATAATATTTTTTAAATCTCCGGCATCTTCACCACTGCCAAGAATATCTCTAAATTCTTGTGTGTCTTGCATAGCCACTGCTTTGCATCTCCAAATGTGTGGCCACCAACCTGGATCATATCCTTCTTGACCTCTTGCAGTGTCTTCAACCACATAAAATTTATTGATGGCTAAATTTTCTGATGGAGTAAAAGATGAAACAGTTTGTGTTGCTGAACTGGTTTCTCCTGTGAGAGTTTCATTAGCATCAAACAATCCATCAGTGGACAATCTAATAGTTTTAGCATTGTGATTGTAATCAATAACAGTACCAACAGTACCTGATGTTGCACCTGTGACAGTTTCACCTTTTCTAAACTTTTTAGTTGGTTTACTTGTTAAGGTAATCATAGCCGCTTCAAGTCTTAAATCATCTCTCAAGTGCGGCAATTCAAATACATCACCTGGCATGATTTTTCTACCAAGTTGTTCAACCATGCTGTTTAAATGAAATGTAATGTAAATTGTATCGCTGGTTTGAAACAAGCCAAATTGTGTCAAATCAAAATCTTGATCATTTAAAGAATAATTACCTCTTAAATCATATACATCTGGATCGTATTTTCTATCTCTATTTTCTAAAAATAATAGATCTTGTATGTTTGCTGGACCCAAACTGCTATTCTTTGGCTGATCATGTGATATACTGTTTGTATTAACATGGGGACCTAGGTATTTGTGTACAAATACGCCCGTACCACCTGCATATAGGTGTTCTTTTACTACACGATCAACAAATTTGTAGTCGTTTCCTTTATCTGGTTTCCATAAGCTAATTCTTGGCATAGTTATTCCTTACATAGTATTTATTGTATTAAAATCTTTTTATAAATACTATTAACATGGCTACTAAGAAAACTAACAGACAGGAACTTATTACAGACATTCGTAACATCTTAGGTGATGGTATGGTTGATGTGGAACTTGATCCAAAACACTACGAACAAGCAATTGATCTAGCAGTTGATAGATACAGACAAAGATCGTCAAATTCTACAGAAGAAGCGTATATTCATTTAGAACTACAGCAAGATATTCAAGAATATACACTAGCAAGAGAAGTGATTGAGGTTCGTGAAATTTTCAGAAGATCAGTTGCAGGATCATCAAGTTCTGTTGATTTAGATCCTTTTGAACTTGCTTACACTAATCTTTACTTTTTGCAGGGTGGCAGAATAGGTGGATTGCTAACATGGGATGCATTTGCACAATACCAAGAAACTGTTAGAAGACTATTTGGTGGTTATTTAAACTTCAAATATGTAACAGAAAAACAAAAATTAATACTAATGAGAAGACCCAGATCCAAAGAAAATGTGCTGTTACAAGTTTACATGGAAAAACCTGCTGAAACTTTAATTGATCAAAGATACAGTAAACCATGGATAAGAGATTATGCACTTGCACAGTGTAAAATGATGTTGGGTGAAGCCAGATCTAAATATGGTACTTTACCTGGTGCGGCTGGTGGTGTTTCTCTTAATGGTGCTGATTTAAAAGCAGAAGCTCAATCTGCCATGGAACGTCTTGAAAGAGAAATTGAAACATACGGCACAGGCGAAGATCCACTAACTTGGGTTATTGGATAATTTTTGTTGACTAATCACAAAAAATAAGTTAATATATTAATATGATTGTTGGTATTGTTGGATTTATAGGTGCCGGTAAGGACACTGTTGCTCAAGTTTTCAAAGACAATGGATATAAGCATGAGTCTTTTGCTAATCCGTTGAAAGATGCTGTGTCTCATATTTTTGGGTGGCCAAAAGAAATGCTGGAAGGCAAAACTGAAGCCAGTCGTAAATTTAGAGAAGCGTCTGATCCATGGTGGAGTAGTAAACTAGGTTTCAAAACTTTTACACCAAGATTGGCTTTGCAGTTGATTGGCACAGAAGTTTTTAGAGATAGTTTTAATCCAAACATTTGGCTACACAGTTTAGAAAATCGTTATGTGTCAAGTGGCATGAAAAAAATAGTAATTAGCGACTGTCGTTTTAAAAACGAAGTTAGTTTGATAAAATCATTAGGTGGTTATTTAATTAAAGTGCAAAGAGGCGGAACTCCACATTGGTATGAAATGGCAGTTGAAGCCGCATCTGGAGATGCTTTTAGTCAACACAGTCTAGCAGAAATGGGTATACACCAAAGCGAATGGGATTGGGTCAATCAAAAAATTGATTATGAAATTCACAACAATTCTACAATTGAAGATTTACAATTACAAACACAACAAATCATAGAAAAAATAAATTCAAACACAAAAACGGTTGACAAGAAATAAAACCTGTACTACTATAAGAGTACGTTAACAGAAACTTCCATTTACAGCACAGAAGGAAAACAAAATGTCTGAACAGTTCATCAACGAATTTTTTGGTCTGGTGAAAAAATCAAAACCTCAAAACATTGAGCTCTGCATTAACAAAAACAAAGCAAATGGTCATATTGATCAAGTGGGATTTTACAATACAATGTCAAAAGAATATGTAATCTATAACGTCAACGAACTGACTCGTTCTTGTATGAAAGAGTTTCGTTTGTTTCTTAAAGATAAGTGACACAATGAGATCTGATATGGAATATCTTGGGTATCAGTATTTTTGTGAGTATGACGATGATCCTGATGATTGTACAAGAAAATTTTGGCACATCGTAAAAGACCCAAACGGCAACGAAATTAAAGGAGCCAATTGGGGACCTTATCATAATGTGAGTTATGAAGAATTTAAACAATTTGTAATAGATTATTGTGTAACAACACAAGGAGAATTAGACTATGGTTGATCGTTTTGATCTTGAAGAAAAAATTATGCGAGCCAGTTGGGTGCTAGAAGACATTCGCTTGTTTCGTGATAGACTTTGGCAACGTGAAACAATGACACAAGATGAAATTGATAATTTTCTTATGGCTATGGAAACAATCTATCAACACAGATTTGATGATCTTGAAGACATGATGTGTCAAGTGTTTGAATTAAATCAATATCGTAAAAAAGATCCAAAGATTAACACACAGCCACAATCAACAAAAGAGCTAGATGAGTTTTACAATGAGGTAGAAATTAATCGCAAAGTTAAACCAGACTTAATGTCAACGTTTGACGAGAAAATGTAGTGATTGCGAGCATGGCGGAATAGGTAGACGCAACGGACTTAAAATCCGTTATCAATTATGGTGTGTGGGTTCGAGTCCCTCTGCTCGCACCAACTCAAAGGAAAATAAATGACAAAACTAACTAAATCAGAAGCAGAACAACAAGCAGTTAAAGAATGGTTAAAAACAAACAAACCAACAATTTGTCCACCTATGCAAAAATCAGATCCTAGCAAGATTAAAAAAACTTGGGGATGGGGCAGTAAGAAAAAGAAAAAATAAAAAACAAAAGTCCTGTAGTTTAATGGTAAAACACCCGGCTTATACTCGGCACAGTCTCCAGATTAGAGAGCGATACAGGTTCAAATCCTGTCAGGACTACCACAATAAATATGTTCTATGAAACTAATTTTTATATGTTTTTTACTGCTGTTTAGTGCTTGTTCTTTTAAAGTTACAGACTGTGAATTCAAACCTTCAGCATCTATTAATGAAGAATTTGATATTGAAAAGCCTATACAAGATCAAATTAATCCTGAAACCAAAGTCAGTTGCAATTACTAATCTGGTAATAAATCACCTTGTTTCCACCCTACTTCGTCAAGACTTTTGATTCTACTACAATTAGCACATATACTTTTTAAGTTATCCCAACTAGAATTTTTTAAGTTGCCGTCTATGTGATAAACGTCTATTTGTGAAGGATGTTTTGATTTAAAGCCACATTTTTCACAGATACTTTTCTTTCTATATCCGCTTTTGACCCATGAATAATTGTATTTTGTTCTTTCACCTGCATCAGTTTTGATACATTGATCACATTTTTTACGATAATAAACTTTGCCTTTTCTTTTGTAATTAAAAGCCGCAGGTCTAGTTTTACAAGAATTACATAATGGTCTTATGTGCTTTATATCGTCTTTCACGCTCATACTATGTTTATTTAATACCTTTAAAGGGAATGTACTTCTGGTGTTTTTTATAAAGATTGGCTAAATATCATTATATAATATAGAGTAGACAATAAAATTGTCACATATAGTAGGGAGAAAATAAACTATGCCAACTTTAGTATCACCAGGTGTATCAGTTTCAGTCATTGACGAATCAATGTATGCATCAGCTGGTCAAGGTACAGTACCTTTGGTAGTTGTTGCTACTGCACAGGACAAAACAGATCCGAGCACAGGCAATACTGCTGTTGGTACCACTTCAGCAAATGCTGGAGTACCATTTTTGATCACTTCGCAAAGAGAACTGGTTACAACCTTTGGCGAACCATCATTCAAATCACTACAAGGCACAATGCTACACGGTGATGAAAGAAACGAATACGGTTTGCTATCAACATATTCATACTTAGGAATTTCTAACAGATCATATGTAGTAAGAGCTAACATAGACTTAGATCAATTAGAAGGTTCTACAAACGCTCCAAAACTTGCTCCAGCAGATGGAACATACTGGTTAGACACAACTAACACAGATTGGGGATTATTCACAGCAAACATAACATCCGGTACATGGGACAAACTAACACCAACTGTGTTACTTGACGAACCAGGTGCCGCTGGAAGTAAGGTAGATGGTCAAGGAAGACCAACAGGTTTTGGTGCAACAGGAGATTACGCTCTAGTGGCTTCAACATCTCCAGCAGTGTTATACCAACATATAGGATCTGGATTCGTATCAGTAGGTTCACCGCAATGGAAAACAGCAACAAGCGCCAATGTTCACATTCAATCAGGTAACGGTACAGCACCAAATGTGGCAGTATCTGGTAACTACAAAGATGTTTGGTTAAAATCAACATCAGGTGGTCAAGGTGCAAACATTGTGATGAAATCATACAGCACAGCAACAAGCTCGTGGTCATCTATCTCATCTGAAGTATATTCAAGAGATGATGCCGCTACAGCACAAGGTGGTAGCTCACTATCTGCTAATGATGTGTACGTAAGATTTGATGACTTTGAAGATGGTGCTATTGCTGATGAATTAAAAGCAAATTTCACAGCCTTAGCAACTGATCTAACATCAACTGAGTTTGCTAAAAAATCAATTGAAGCATACGGTAATGTTTCATCTCCATCTCCAGAAATTCAATACGAAGTTAGAATTAGAAGTGCAGGCACATCAACAGTTGCAGAAGGTAATCCTGCAGATTGGACCAATGGTATATCGACAACAACTGAAACTAGCATTAGATTTGAACTTAATGGTCACACAATTTCAATTCCAAATGGCGGTGCTGGTAATTCAGTTTCGTTAGCTGACCTTGTTTCGTACATCAATGCCAATAAAGCAGACACAGGTAATGTTAATGCAGAAGCTGTTGTTCTTGAGCAAGATCCAAGCACAAACGCTATAAAAAGAGGTTATCTAAAACTTACAAGACCAGGCGGTTATGCAATTTACTTGCAAAAATCAGATGATGATAGTGATGCACTTACAAAAGAAATTGAAGTAAGTGAATTAGGATTTACATCTAATACAACAACTCAAGAATCCGCAAAAGCATATTACTACAAATCACTTTGGTCAGATGCAACTTACCAAGCATCAGCTTCAGCACCAACAAGTGATCCAGTAAATGGCACACTGTGGTACAAAACAACTCAAGACGCAGACTTGTACATTGCAGAAAACGATGGCGGTACTATGAAATGGTTGGCTTATGCTAACTCAAAAGATAGATACGACTCAACTTCTGTAGCGGCAGGCGGTATTAGAGATTTACAAATTGTATCAGGTGAACCAACTAAGAGATCAGACGAAACTTCAAATTTACAAGACGGTGATGTTTGGATTGACTCTGATGAATTAGATGCTTATCCAAAAATTTACAAATACAGTACAGCCACATCAGCATGGGTATTACTAGACAATGCAGATCAAAGCACAGCATCAGGTGTTGTGTTTGGTGATGCAGTAGGTAACCCAGCTGGAGCAAATCAAGGAGAGCAAGATTGGGGTTCAGCGTATGCTAACTTCCATTCAGATGCTCCAGATCCTGCTGTTTATCCAGAAGGCATTATATTGTTTAACACAAGATTGTCAGGTTACAATGTTAAGAAATATGTAACTGATTACACTTTTGACAACACAAACAATGGTAACATTTGGGTAACTGAATCAGGATTAAAAACTGATGGATCACCATACACTGGCAGACAAGCACAAAGAAATGTGATTGTTACAGCAATGCAAGGTGCGTTACAAGGCAACGAAGATATCAGAGCAGAATCAAGATTCTTTAACTTGATTGCCGCTCCTGGTTATCCAGAGTTACTTGATGAAATGGTTGCATTAAGTACAGATAGAAAATTAACAGCATTTGTACTTGCTGACACACCATTTAGATTAGCACCAGACGGAACGTCAATTCAAAATTGGGCAACCAATGCCAACAATGCTCCAACAAATGGAGAAGATGGCTTATTGACTGGTACTCCGTATGCGGCTGTGTATTATCCTTCAGGATTTACATCAGATCTAGCAGGCAACAATGTAACAGTTCCACCAACACATATTGCTATGAGAACAATGGCATTTAATGATCAGGTGGCATTTCCATGGTTTGCACCAGCAGGCTTCACAAGAGGTTTAGTAGACAACTCAACTTCAGTTGGTTATATCACTAGCGAAGAAGAGTTTAAAGCAGTAACATTGTCAGAAGGTCAAAGAGACACACTATACGCAAACAAGTTAAATCCAATTGCGTTTATTCCAAACAGAGGATTAGTGGTATTTGGTCAGAAGACACTATCACCAATTGCATCAGCACTTGATAGAGTTAATGTAGCAAGACTGATTGTGTATCTAAGATACCAATTAGACCAACTTGCAAAACCTTTCTTGTTTGAACCAAATGACAGAATTACTAGAGATCAAGTTACAGATACTTTCAATAGATTTATGGAAGATCTTGTTTCTAAGAGAGCAGTGTTTGATTTCTTAGTAGTTTGTGATGAAACAAACAATACTGGTGCCAGAATTGATAGAAATGAATTATGGATTGATATTGCTATTCAACCAGTGAAAGCAATTGAATTTATCTATATTCCACTTCGTATCAAAAATACTGGAGAAAGTTTAACAAGTTAATAAAATAAAGGGGTAAGCGAACCTTATCCCTTTAATTTACCTTTAAATGGATATAAAAATTTTTATAATTCATACAAAAGTGTAAATAATAGTATTAAGGAGAGAAAACAAAATGGCAACACTTTCAAAATTTGGTGTACCAATAGATGGATCAACAGGTAGAGGCGGTATTTTACAGCCTAAACTGAAATATAGATTTAGAGTTAGATTCACTAACTTTGGTAACCTAGGTGCGTCACCTCTTCAACTGACTCAACAAGTTATGTCGGTTACGAGACCAAAGATTAACCATGAAGAAGTACCAATTCATTCATACAACTCAGTTGCATACATGCAAGGTAAACACACATGGGAATCAGTTAACATAACACTTAGAGATGATATCAACAATAACATTTCTAAACTTGTTGGTCAACAAGTACAGAAACAGTTAAATCACTTTGAACAAACTTCTGCAACATCAGGATCAGTTTACAAGTTCGGAACTAAAATTGAAATCTTAGATGGTACAAATGACACAGAACTAGAACAATGGGATTTAGAAGGTTGTTTCTTACAAAATGTTGATTATTCAGATGGTGACTATGCAGTATCAGAACCAGTACAAGTTATCTTGACACTGAAATATGATAATGCAATACATCAAGCACCAGGCGACACTATATTCCCTCTACTTGGTTTAGGTGGATCTGGCGGATTAGTATAATAATTACTATTTCGTTTAACCCTTACCAGCGGAGTAATAGAATATGGCAGTTTTAAAACCAGCTAACAGAGCCGCGAACCTTTATCTTCGCGGCTCAAATCATGACCCAGCTCCAAGACAAGCACATCAATATGTTGTGGTTTTCAATATGTACCAGCTGGCAGTACCGGAGCATTTAAAGACAACTTACGACGAATTAAATCAATTCAGAGACAGATTGCACTTCTTAGTAAACAGTGTTGATCAACCCAAGTTCACAGTGGATCAAACTGTGTTAAATCAATACAACAGAAAAAGAGTTGTTAATAGGTCAATTACATTTGATCCTTTGAGTTTTAGAATGTATGACACACATGATGGGTTGGGATTAAAATTTGCAAAACTGTTGTATGAATTTGAATTTCAAGGTGCAAGATTAACACAAAAGAAAAGTGGTGTTCAAGGAGAATCAAGATCTGAAGATCACAACTACAATAGAAATTTATATCAAACAGAAGATCAGTTTACAAAAAGTCATCATTTTGGTCTTGCTACACACAACAATTTTCACAGTCGTCTTTTAAAACACATAGACATATATCAGGTTGCAGGAAAGATGTACAGCAAAACAAGAGTGATATATCCAAGATTGGCAAGATTTGATATGGATCAACTTGATTATGCTCAAAGCGGTGTAGTTAATTTGAGTTTTGGTTTTCAGTATGAAAACTTTTTAATTGATCAGGTGGCACAACCATTAGATTCAAGTGAAACAGAATATCCATTAGAAGAAATGTTTGGAGACACAGCAGGAGATTTTTTAGATACGCCTGCTGTTACTGAAACTGAAAACCCGCCTGCACTTGGTAAAAAAGATAACAAAGAAGGTGCAACAGGAGATTCAGGCAAAGTAGGTGACAGCACAAAAGGTTCACTTTCTTTAAATCAAGTTGGCAATCAAATTGCCGGAGCAGGCAATGAAATTATACAAGGTTATGGTAACACCAAAGCCAAAATAATTTCTGGTGTAAAAAACAGTACAAAGAGTGCTGTGGGTAACTTTACAGGATTAGGCAAGTAATGGCATACAATCAAGTAAGAAACAGTACGTCTACTGTTGAAACAGTTGGTGGGATATCAACTATTGTTTCTCAGTTTGGATCAATAACCAAACAGATACTAGGTGGACAATCTTACAACACATCACAAGATATTTCAAATGCCATATTAGAAAATTTAGGTTTAACACAAGATCAAATCAATCCAAGAACATACGAATTGATCAAAGGAATATTTGAAAAATATTCTGATAACAGTTCTTTAGTTGAAGCATACACACTGTTGGCATTAGATGCCATTAACAAGTTTGGTGTTAGATTTAGTGACCTAGTTGAAACTACAAAAAACGATACTTTGCAATTCACTGAAGTAGGTATTGCATTATTAAATCATTATAGACCGTCCACTAGTCAAATAGCAAGAAGAAAAACCAATTTAGAATTAGATACAAACAAATTTGTTAAACGTCATATTATTGCTTAAATAAGTGTATGAAGTTTCATCAAGGGTTTTACAAAGTTAAGAATGAACAAAAGTATGTGGGAAATAGATCCCCTCGTTATCGTTCTGGATGGGAATTAACTTTTATGAGAATGTGTGACAACCATCCTAGTGTGATACAATGGGCTAGCGAACCTGTAAGGATACCATACAAACATCCGTTCACTGGAAAAATGAGTATGTATGTACCAGATTTTATGATGGTGTATGTTAACAAAAAAGGAAAAAAGATTGCTGAAATGGTTGAAATAAAGCCAAAGAAACAGACCACATTGGAAAGTATCAAAAGCCAACAAGATAAAGTAAATTATTTGATTAACAGAGCCAAATGGTTAGCGGCAGGAGAGTGGGCAAAGAGGAAAGGAATTAGATTTAGGGTCTTGAATGAAGACTCAATCTATGCTATAAAGTAAATTATGTCAGTGAAAACAGGAGGCCCAATTACATCAACGTCTGGTTACCCACCATGGACAAAATTTTGTTTAGTAAATGGAATAAAATTATTAGCACTGCCAACGTTAGGTGGTGCAACAGCAGTATCAGATGCATGGATTAAAAAAGTTGCAAAGACAGTGCAACTGATGTTTGGGTCAGGAGCATCAATCAACACCACAAATCAAAACGACACTATGAATCAAATGGCACAGTCAAGCATATCACAGTTACTTGGTTATTCAGGACCAGGTTCCTACACACCAAGCATAGTGGCAGATAATGCCAATGACAACTATCCAGGCATTGATTATACAAAAGACAACAATCCAAATGTTGATTTTATTTGGGAAGTATCAGCAGGCAATGGGGCAGTGATGGAAGTTGTTGAACACTTGTTACACACAATCACAGTGTTTGGCCTACAACAAACATTTTCAACTAAGATGAATCAAATGAATCAAACAAGTGATATTTACAATGCTATGCAACAGGCAAGAACCACAAATGGATCAGATGGCAATCCAATATTTGACACGTCAGGATATTCAGGTGACTTTGCCAACGATGCAGATTTCAGAGCATTGTTAATGCGAGAATATTACTACTTGTTAGTTGCGGCTGAATGGAATTACATATCAACGTTTTCAACTTCAATGGCACCAGAATGGAATGATAGTGCAATTAATTCTGCAGGAGTACAAACATATAACTCGCTAGGACATCAATTATATTTAGACACCGCGGCAAAAGTTTTGACAGCACCCAACACAACAACAATGTCAACTATATTTGCTTCCGGTGATAACTCAGGATACCAAGCAGATTATGAACATATTATAGCGTCTAGCGGTATAAATTTTAGTGGTGGTGCAATACTTGGATAAATAGTAATATAGGTACTTAATATGAATAAAAAATTAGAAAAAACATTTGATTTACCAAGCATGGAAGATGCTCTCAACGAGCAACAAATAAAAGACCATGTTGAGGAAAATACTTTGTCTACACCGTTGTCTGAATATGAAGCAATAGAAAATGCAATAACAGAAGACAGTGAAAAAGAAGAAGAAGCAGTAGAAATTAAAAAGGCATTATCTACAGCAGAAAAAATTGATCGTGCATTGCCTCAGGTGAAAGATCTTGAAGCACATGATCATGACATGGATGACTATGCTGTTGAAGCCATGAAAAGTTATAAAGAATTAATGGATTTGGGAATGAACTCAGAATCACGACATGCTGGTAAAATGTTTGAAGTGGCACAGACTATGATGAAAAATGCCATTGAAGCCAAAAACGCCAAAGCAGATAAAAAACTGCGTATGATTGAGCTACAATTGAAAAAGCAAAGAGTAGATCAATGGGAGCAAAAATCTGGGGGTAAAACTGATGATTTTATTGAAGGAGAGGGCTATATTGTAGGAGATCGCAACAAATTGCTAGATCAGTTGGTTAAAAAGGTTAATGAAAATGACAAGGATGATAAATAATAGTATGAAAAGTTTTAAACAATATCTATCAGAAGCAGTGCAAGAAAATCCAGTTAGAATCAAGATTGCCTGTGAAGTAACTGATGACATGATGAACATAATTGAGCGTGAGCTTGAAAGATATGACATAGTATCTATCAACAAGCCTGTTAAAACAATTATGCAAGAACATCCATTAGATTTTGGCACTAAAGTTAAAAATGCAGAAGTTTATATAATTGATGCTATTATTCATATGCCAATATCACATGAAACATTTAGAAGAAATTTATCAGACAAATTAGCAATAGCATACGAAACTATTGTTGTCAAAGGTCCAAATGATCCAATAGAGCAAGAGCAAGAAGCTGAAGTGAACAGACAGCAGGCTGAACCAGAAGATTATGAACCAAAGATGGGCCAAGATTACAGTGACGATGAAAAGAAATCAAGCGAATCTGAAACACCCATAGCAGGTGAAGAACACAAAAAGAATTTTTTAAAAGACATAAAAGATTTTAAAGACAATGATCCAGACAGAGGCAAAGTTGAAGCAGAAGGTCCTTTGAGTGTAAAAACCAAAACTGATGCAGTAGACAACAGTCAGCCCAAAGAAGATGATGTCAAAGCAAAATCACCATACCAGACACAGGTTAGTAGATACAGGAAAGCAAAATAATGCACAGTTACGTTGTAAGAGTTGACGAAGGAGATTTTGATTTAGACGAAGATAGATCAATTGAATCATCATTGCAGTTTGCTTTGAGAAACTCAGGCATTTTAGATGCTCAGATTGATGTGTCAGAATTTAACAGAGCAGAAGCAGAAATACAAACTTCTGCAACACTGCCAGAAATGCAAAAAGCATTTCAAGACGATGATATGGAAGTAGAAATTGATATGAAAGAAGACAGCGTAATGGTTCACACAGGACCAAACACTTACAAGCAAGACGATTTTACAACATCTATAAAAAATCAAAAAAAATTCAAATATGTTCCTGCTAGAAATGGTGACAATCCTTTAACTAATGAAGATGAAAAAGTTAATGAAGAAGCCTATAGCAAACTGATGAAAGAGTACAAAGAATTTGTTGCTGAAAACGAGCAGGTAAAAAAAAAGACTTGAGATTAAGTGAACAGAATGTAACTAAAACTCAGTTAGCAATTCTAACTCAATTAACAAATCAAAAATATCTACCAATTCTTAAAAGTCTACAAGGCGAAACAGGTATTCTACCACAGAACCTTGTAAGAGATCCTGCATTTGTAAAAATGATGAGTAATATTTTTTACCTAGGAAGATCATCAAATGGTGAAAGAGGATTAACAACATCAGGCAGTGTTAATGATATCAAAAGAGATTTAAAGAAAATTATATCAGCAACTAACATGCAAGAACTTAACAATGCAATTAGTTCTAGTGGTTACGGTGATCCTGCATTTGGTATCAATGATGCCAGCAGTGATCAAGACATGCAAAAGATACAAGCATTTGCAAAAACATTCACAGCAATTTTAAATAGAGATCAAACAACTTTTTCAAAATTTGTAAAAACAAATAAAACTGTACAAAAAGCAAAAGACTATGTTAGAAATCCTGCAAAAGCATTTAGCGATTTTAGTGGCGCTGTTTCAAACCCAGGAAACACCGCAGACATTTTAGCTCAGCCTTTCAAACGTAGTTAAAAAAGTTCTTATGAACAAACTGGAAAAAACCAAAAAAAAATTAGACTCTGTGTCTCCAAGTTTGTGTCTAGCCAAATGGCAACAGGTCACTGTGCATTTGCAAAATGGACATACACACAGTTGTCATCATCCACAAACACACAAAGTACCACTAGAAGAACTGGAAAAAAATCCCAGTGCTTTGCATAACACAACTTACAAAAAGTTTCAAAGAAAATTAATGTTGGAAGGCAAACGACCTGACGAATGTGATTACTGTTGGAAGGTAGAAGACACCAAAGGTGATCACTACAGTGACAGAATCAAAAAAAGCAGTAACAGTACTTGGGCCATGCCTTATTTTGATCAAGTGGTCAATGCTGATTGGAATGCCAATGTGACACCAGCACAGGTAGAAGTGAGTTTTGGTAATGTGTGCAACATGAAATGTGTGTATTGCTCACCGGTGTTCAGCAGTGAATGGTGGAGTGAAATCAAACATCAAGGTGCATATCCTACAAGCGACAGATACAACAATTTGGAATGGGTAGAACAATCTAACAGAACTCCTTATCTCAACAGAGAACACAATCCTTATGTGGAAGCATGGTGGAAGTGGTGGCCTGAAATCAAAAGTCAATTGCGAACTTTGAGAATCACAGGAGGTGAACCATTGCTAAACAAAAACACTTTTAAACTGTTAGATGAATTAGACACGGAACCACAACCAGCAATGAATTTGGAAATCAATACCAACCTGTCAGTGGACACAGCAACAGTCAGTAAAACACTGGATCAAATTGCTGATTTAAAATTAACCAAATCCATCAACAATGCTGTGATACATACCAGTTGTGATTGT